TTCCTCGACAGATTCAACCAGATTGATTACAACGTCCAGCGCGGCCGCGTCATCGCCGCGTGCGAGCGATTCAAGCCGGAGCGTGTTATTGCTGAGATGAACGCAATGGGCGCTCCGATGGTGGAGCAGTTGATGCGTGATGGTCTGCCGGTTGAGGGATTTACGACCACCAACGCCACGAAGGCGGCGATCATCGACGCGCTGGCATTGGCGTTTGAGCAGGGCGCGCTGGCGATATTGCCCGATCCGACCCTGATCAACGAGTTGCAGAGTTATGAGATGGATCGGTCGCCGTCCGGGCTGATGCGCTACGGGGCGCCGTCCGGCATGCATGATGATACCGTCATGGCGTTGGCAATGGCGTGGTATGGGGCGGTTAGTTACGAACCGATTTTTTACACGTTATAGGGAGGCGAGGAGTGACAATGACAGATACCCGGTTATTTACAGGCTACAAGGCCGTGACGCTCGATGACCTCCCTGAGGAGGCGTGGACGATTGTCACCGGCGGCGGCAAGGACACCCGCGCGTCTACGTTATATGGTCTCGTCGGCTGGCTTCATCGCTGCGTCGACATACGCGCGTCGTCGCTGGCCACAATGCCGTGGACAATCCAACGGGGCGAAACCGTTCTGCTGACCAGTGATGACGGCATAACGCCCGATTTTCAATGGATGGAGACGCTGCCGGATTTGTTGTACAGAACCGAGGCGGCGGTGACGTTGACCGGCCGGGCGTATTGGTTCCGGGAACGTAATCGCGTAAAGACGCTGGGCTTGCGCTGGCTTCATCCGTTGTCTGTGCGTCCTGAGCTAAACAACCGGACAGGGCTGACCCATTTCACCCGCACGCTGAGCGACGGAGTGGAAAGGCGCTTTGAACTCGAGGATATTATCTATTTGTGGGTTCCTGACCCGTTCGTAGAGATTGGCCCGGCGGAACATTTTCCCGGCAAGGCCGCACTACAGGCGGCCGGAATATTGTCCAATATGGATGAATTCCTCGCCAGTTACTTCGCTCGTGGATTAATCAAGGCCACATTGTTGACCAAAATGCCCACACCGGGCTTGACCACAGGGCCACAGAAAACCAGCGACGACGAACGCAGCCGCGTGCTGGAGTGGTGGCGACGGGCGACGGGCGGTATCAAAAACGCCAACGTTACCGAGATGGCCGTTGGCGACTACCGGCCGATTGTCGTGGGCGAGGGGCTGAAGGACTTGCAGAACACGTCGCTTACTACCGAGCAGCGCGAGACCATCGCCACGGCGTTGGGCGTGCCGCACAGCAAAGTCACCGCCCGCGCCGCCAATTTCGCCACGGCCAACCAAGACGCACGGTCATTTGTCACCGACACGATGATCCCGGAAACGCGCTGGATTGGCGCAGAATTGAACCGGCAGATATTTGCCCCGATGGGGTTGCAGTTTGATTTCCAGCCTGAGTCGCTGGCCATTATGCAGGACGATGAGGCGCAACGCGCAGCGTCACTTGAGGCTCTGACACGCGCCGGGATGTCACTGGAGGCGGCGGTACGAGTTCTCGGCTACGATTTGCCAGAAGACGTGCCGTTGCGGGGCGTGGCCGCGCCGTCCGCCTCCGTACCGCCGCAATTCCAGAACGACGACGTCGAGGCAGAACGACGACGGTTTACCCGTTGGGCTAAACGTCGGCGCAATCCAGATGTAGATGATTTTGATAGCGACCTGTTATCGCGCGAGGACAAGCTGGCCTTGTTGGGGGGTGGCAGTGCCAGCGATGCCCCCTTTCGCGACTGGCAAGGCTATCCATGATCCGCTTGACCCCGACGGCCGCCAGATGCGGCGATACGAACGGGAGTTCGAGGACAGCATGATCCGCGCGTTGTCACAACTGCGTCGTGACGTTGAACGGGGAATAACCGACGATAACGTGCGCGATATGCCGACGCGATTGTTAGACCCGGCCGTTGTTCTGCCGTTTCAGGACGCGGTTATATCCGCGTTAACTACAGTGGCGCATGCGGGGGTAGGGCACGGGCGCTCGCAGATTGAGGGTGCCATTTTTGGCGTTCGCAAGGCGTCGCCTATTGAATTTGGGGCGTGGGATTTGGCCAACACGGCGGCCGCAGAATGGGCGTTGACGTTTGGTCAGAATCTGGCTGGGATGATGTTGCGGTTAACATCGGAGCGAATACAAATCGCCGTTTCTCAATACATCCTGACCGGCGGCCAGACGATCGGTCAACTGATAAACGTCATTCGTAATGGCTACCATTACAGCCCAGAACGCGCCCGGGCTATCGCCGTTACTGAGGTGACCCGGGCATATGCTCGAGGGAACGTAGAGGCGTGGCGAGCCAGCGGCATTATACGAGAGAAACAGGTCAGAACAAATAATGACGAAAAGGTTTGCCCGATTTGCGGCGGAAAATCCAACCGGGTCTACGCGCTGGACGATCCGGATGGCGATCCTCCGTTTCATACCAAATGCCGGTGCTGGATAGTGCCGAAGGTGGCATGACATGGCTGTAACAATTCGCGGCATGGACAGAATCACGGCGATGTTTGCAGAACTAACGTCGCCCCGCTGTTGGTATGAGCCGATGCAAAAAGCGGTCGCGCATCTACACAACAAGGTAGCCGAGTATCCACCGGCGACGGCGGCCAATTCACCGCCCGGGCGCAATGGCTACTCGTGGTATGAGCGTGGCTTTGGAACAAAGACGGTCACGGGGCTGGCGTTCCCCACGTCCGAGACGCTGGGCAGAAGCTGGACAACCGAAGTCGAGGACAACGGCAAGCGCGGGGTCGTCGGCACGAATGTCAGCTATGGCCCTTACGTGCAGGACGACGAACGACAGGCGTCGTTTCATGCCCGTAACGGCTGGAAAACCGACGCGACAGTCGCTGAAGAAGAAGGCGAGACGGTGACAGGATTCTTTGATGGCAAGGTCAAGGCGGTGATTAAATGAGAATGGAAGAGCCAGAATTCAGGCCGGTTTACATTACGGGAATGAAGAACGACGACGGTGATGACAACGCCCAGCGGTTGCGCGAGTACCTGATGGGTCGTCGCCGGGCATTGATCACCGAACTGCGCAACATCGAGAAACTGCTGGGCCTCGACCAGTCGATCCCCGAACGACGGCGACCGCATTGACAATTGGCGATTGTTTGTAATACACTATTGGATATAGCCCCCTGCTATTGCACCGGGCGCGGCGATAACTCAGGTTGTCACCGCGTCCGGTTTTTGTTTTGAGGTGGCTATGAATGAACTGAAACTGTTGCGACAGGATGACGCGATAGCCGTGATAGGCGGCTATGGCGTCATTTTCGGTGGCAGCGATCTGGAAGGCGAACGTTTCACTGCCGACACTGATTACATGCTCGACCTCGTGCCGGTCAAGCCGGTTTACATCGACCATAGCGAGGCGACGGTCGTGGAGGTCGATGGCAAACGTTACAAACTGGCCGGGATTGACCGGTCGGTAGGGCATGTTATTTCGGTAACACCGGACGATGTCGGCCTGTACATGGAATTACAGTTTGAAAAGGCCGACCAATATTGGCCCATTGTTGAGGCAATGGTCAATACGGGCAAGGCGGGACTGTCCAGCGGCACGGTCGGGCATCTGGCCCGGCGTGACGGGAAAACAATCACCCGCTGGCCCATTATCGAGGAATCAATCACCCTGACCCCGGCGGAACCTCGCACGGTAGGGGTTGAACGATTAAAGACGCTGGCGGCGGACAACCCCGCGCTAGAGGTGTATATCGCAGAGGCGGCCGGTACACCCGCAGACGATAGCACAGCCGGATCGGGCGCGGCGTCTAAATCCACAATCACCATAATGGAGAGTGACATGACAGAAGAAAACGTGACGCCGACCCAGCCGGACATCGCCGCGATTGACGAGCGAATCGACGGACTGAGCGAGAGCGTCAACAAAATCCTGAAAGCGCTCGAAAGCGCGCCGGCGGCTGAGGCGGCCGGATATGTGACCAACATGGGCGGCGCGGCCGACCCCGGTCATAAATCGTTCGGCGACTGGTTGCTGGCCGTCCAGCGTAAGGACATCAAACGACTGGGCGAGGTTTATCGTTCGCAGAAAGACCTGGCCGAGGGCGCGGGCGCCACCGGCGGGTACCTTGTCCCGACCGAGTTTCATAACGAACTCCTGCGCGTTGCGGCCGAGCAATCACCGATTTACTCACGCGTCCGCAAGCAGCCGGTTTCGACCGATGCGGGCGTCTATCCCGCGCTGGATCAATTCGTCGCTCCGACTGCCGGCAGTGGCCAGACGGCATTTGCCGCCGGTGTGAAGGCGACCAAAAAGGGCGAGGGAGTGCAGCTGGACGAGACGCAACCGGCGTTCACGAATCTGGAATACCGGATTAACAAAGTTGGCGGATTCGTCGAGGTGACCAACGAACTGGTCGCCGATTCGCCGCAGTCTATCGATGCCTTGTTGCGGTCGCTGTTCGGTATCACCATCGCCGCCAAAAACGAGCGCAATATCCTGTTTGGCGACGGTGTTGGCGAGCCGCTCGGCATCATGAATGCCGACTGCACCATCGGCGTGACAACCAAGACGGACAACACGTTCGCGTATGAGGATGCGCTGGCGATGTTTGCGCGATTCCGGAATATCTCGAATGGGCAGCCGGTCTGGATTGCCCACACGTCGCTGATGCCACAAATCGGCGTTCTGGCGGTTGCCACCAACTCGCCGGTCGTATGGGCGGCGAATCTGGCGCAAGGGCAACCGGCCACGCTGCTGGGTTATCCGATCATTTTCAGCGAGCACATGAATCAGTCCAAAACCAACGACATGATCCTGGCCGATCTGGGTTCCTATGTCATGTTTGAACGGCAGGCCCTGAGCATCGCATTCAGCGAACACGCCGCGTTTAAAAATGACCTGGGCACGTGGCGATTCACCGCTCGCAACGACGGCAAACCGTGGCTGAAGAAAGCGATCACGCTGGCTGGCCCCGGCGCGGCTTACACCGTTTCACCGTTCGTCTACCACAACGACTAAGGAGAAAATCATGGGACAGAAAATTACTGAGGCGTTGGCGGTTGTTGCCTGCATCGACCCGGACGCATACGGAACCGGAGCGCAGACCTCGGACTGGATTGATATGTCCAAATTCGAGCGGGTCGCGTTCATTGTGCAGGCCGGTACTCTGGGAAGCAGCGCAACGCTGGATTTCAAGGTGCAACAATCGAAGGCGTCCAACGGCAGCAGCCCGGTCGATATTAGCGGCAAGGCTATCACCCAGCTTACCGAGGCCGGAACCGACAGCGACAAGCAGGTCGTCGTCAGTGTCGAGGCCAGTGAGTTGAGCGACGGTTATCGCTACATCGCCGGCCTGATGACTGTGGGCGTGGCGAGTTCGGACGCGGGTGTGGTCGCCGTGGCGACGAATCCCAACTATGGCCCGGCCAGCGATTACGATCTGGCCAGCGTCGATGAATTGGTGGCGTAATGGATAAATGCCCGGTAACAGTCCATCAGGATGAATGGGAGTTATCCCAACTGCTCGACCGTTACCGGGCATTGTCGCCCCGTCGCGTGCTGGAGATCGGCGCGTTGGGCGGTGGCACGTTATGGTACTGGATGACCAACGCGCCCCCCGGCGCCGAGTTCGTGGTTGTGGATTTGCCTATAGAGTGGGAACATCCCAGTCGCGGCCAGCAACGGGCAGGACATAACGGCGAGTGGCTGCGCTGGGCTGAGGAATACGGCCATACGTTGACCGTTATTCCGGCGGCGTCGCATGACCCGGCGACCATCATGCAGGTCTCAGAACACGCGCCGTTTGATTTCGTCTTCATTGACGCGGATCACCATTATGAGGCCGTGCGGCGCGACTTTGAATTCTATCGACCGCTTGTCAGGCCCGGCGGCCTGATGGCCTTCCATGACATCGATATTCTGGAAGGGCCACATTTCGGCGTCAAGCCGCTGTGGGATGAATTGAGTCAGCGATACGAGAGCGAGCAATGGATCGCGAATCCGGGATGGTGGGGAATTGGCGTCATCCGTGTTCCTTGAGGTTGTGACCCGT